GCGTTTAACATCTTACCATATGATGAAGGATCTTCAAACAGCTCACTGCAGATTTGTTTGTACGGAGCTGCGAATGCATCTTCCTTTTCTTTACGATCACCAGGCAAGTGACCTTGGTCACGAGTTGCAACTGCTGAACGAATGATCACAACACGATCGTAGTAAGAGTCTTCCTTGAATAGCTCATCAAATGCAAAGTACATTGCAAGAAAGGTTTTACCAGTCCCTGCAGATCCTGCAAGCACTAGATGGTTTCCATCTTTCCACTCTTCAAATGCTATTTCTTGGTTTTTGGTAATTGGATTAATAGGCGTCAACGAGTGCTGACTAATGGTCAGCGTAGGTGTTTTAACTTTTTTCATGATTTAACAGTGTTGCCTTTACCAGCTTCTTTATTAATCTTCTTCATCAAGTCACGCCAGTCGCCACTTGTCTTAGACAAAGTGCCACCTGTCATTGTAACAAAGTTAGGGGTTGATAATTCTTGTTGGTATTGTCCGGATGCGAGCATCTCTTCGCGTTCACGGAGTGACAGGATCATATCTTTAATCTCACCTGTCTCTAAATTCTTCATAGTATAAGTTGGCATAATATTTCCCTTGAGTCGTCGGCTAGCCGGGGCTAGCCGACTGCTTTTCTCCTTAATGCACTTGTTGTCTAAACTCAGCTATAGTTTGGTTTAAAAATTGTTGTTTCAGGCTTAGTTTCGAAGCAAGGTCAGATTTACCTTTCTTTCGAACCTTTACGATGTATGCTTCAAGTTGTTTTGAATCTTGAATAAGTCTTTCGAGCTGAGCAGTCATGCAATCTCCTTAGAATTTGTTACTATTTGCGGATTAGATTAGGGAATGCCTCCTTTACTAGTGCTTTGGTTAAACCTTTAACAGGTAGCTTCTTGGCTACCATAGCAAGAACGATCTTTGCATCCTCGGGATGAATTGACTCCAGCAAACGGATGAACATCATTTCTCGCTTAATCTTTAACAGATCTTTCTTCTGACCCTTAATGAAGTAAGGGAGATTATTGAGTTGTTTTGTGAGATTGGAGGGTGCGTTGTGAGCATCGCATGGCTGGTAAGGAGGCGTACCAGGAGGCAGATCCCACTCGAAAGAATCGTCAAACGTTCCTAGAAGAACATTCTTCAACACCATTGAGTCATGCTTTTGTAGAAGCTCGATCTTCTCTTTTTTGCTAGCAGCTTTATCAACAAGCGCTAGTACTTCATGTACGTATTTTGATACGTTCTCATTCATTAAATAAAATCCCCAAGTGTTTCAAGAAGATTACTACACCGATTAGCAATCAAGTAATTCATAACCTTCTTCTTATTTTCAGAACGGTCACCCTGCTGTTCAAAGTTATTTATAATTTCTCTTTTCAGGTGATCCGGAGTTTCAGTAAGATCGATTAGCTTTTTATTACGCAGGTAGTTACGATACCAAGATGCTGCATAGAGCAACTCACCATCATCAAGGTCTTTTACGATCTCATCAATCTTTGATTGGCGAAGAGGAGTCTGACGAATGCCTTCAACAAACGTATCATCGCACGACAAAACGTTAGGAATACCGTCAGCCTGATCGCCTTTGAGTACTAGCTCGAGCAGTTGCATCCGAGGATTCTCAACCTTGATCTCTTTCTTCAACATCGGCGAATACTGACGAACATTAGCAAACTTCTGCAACTGACCAAAGTCTTTATCTGACGAGATGATCATAACAGGCTCTTGATGGCCAAAGTCGATCTGAGTGCTAAGCACAAGCTGAGCGATTACATCATCAGCTTCACAGTTATCATGAACAACGACTTTGTAAGGAAAGTTTTCTTTCAGCTCTTCGAACACCTTGTTGGTGATGCGGAACACTTCCTTCCAGTCAATTGACGACTCTTTGCGAGCATCCTTACGCTTAAACTTGTACTGAGGAAAAGCCTCAAAGCGCCAGTTCTTACGGCCATCGCTTGCAATGACTACCTCACCAAACTCGCGCACATACTTCTTACGATACATGCGGATGGAGTTAAGAATCATATGGCGAATCAGATTCTCATCAAGTGCTAGTTTCTGTGTCACAATATTGCTGATTGCAATAGCATTATAATCAATCAGGATCATTTCAAACCTTTCAGGTGTTTTGAGTGTATCTTACACCCAATAAACTCATTATAGAAGTCGTCTTTTAGTAGCACATCGTGTTCAAACTGATACTTAGCTTCATAGTATGAGCACTCACCTTTAGACTTACATAGCTTTAGAATAATACGCTTATAGTTGTCTTCGCCGTGTTGCTCAACAAGAGACTTTACTTCGGTGCTGGATCCATAATACTGCATCCAGTCGGATTCGACAAGTGTTTTCTGCCGCCGCTTGCGAGTTTTTGTTACTGGAAGAATCTTACTGTTCCAGAAGAACTTCTTTCCAATATATTTCTTATTGGTTGACTTTTCGATGATAACATAAACAAAACCATAGTATTCATTTATGTTGTGTTTAATAGTATCAAAAGGAATAGCCATTGACTCAAAGTCTAGTCGAGTGTTATGAGTAATATACCACATAAAAAAATACCCCCACTTTCATGAGGGTATTTAGTTTAGTTATTCTTCTGACAGATTTTCAAATTCCACGTCTGATCCACACATTGGACAGAACGCTGGAACGTCCTCCGAGTTCACTACCATGACTTGTGTCTCTACATCACACACGTCACATAATCCCCAGTATTCTTCTTCCATGTTAACTCCTTAGAAGCTGATTTCGCAAGCACCACCTTATAAATACAGGTAGGTGCTTGCGAAAGGTTAATTCATGCCATACACATATTTAGTTGGTTGGTCAAATTACAATATTTATTACTACGGTAGTAGATATGCTAAAAAATCTACACCAAATGATTTATGGAAATCTTATTTTACATCTTCTAAAGAAGTTAAACTCGCTCGACAGCTGTTGGGGGAGCCAAATATTATTCAGGTTAGACGCGTGTTTGAATCAAAAGAAAAGGCTATAGCTTGGGAATATAAAGTTCTTCGACGTATGAAAGTAACTCAGCGTGATGAGTTCTTGAACAAACATTGTACACCAGCTCCCCCAATCAACAGAATGTTTGGTGCAAACAATCCTCAAAACAATCCCAAATGGTTTGATAAAAAGAGTAAAAGGGGTAGGGAACGCGCAGTGGAGCTAAAAAGTCAAGGCCTCAACATTATGGGCCAACCTTTGAAACCTCCTGTTGTACGTACATGCCCTTGTTGTGGTAGCGAGAAGATCTATAAGACATACAGACTAGATGAAGTTGATATTATAAAGACTAGATTGTGTAAAAGCTGTGCGGGTAAAGTAAGAAACCAGCAACGTGCTGCTGCTGGTTTCTATGAAAAATTAAAAAAGCCTCAAATTAGAAGCTAATTTCACAGCTTCCTCCAGCACAGGCGATCGCACCCATTGTATCGATGTCTGTGAATTCTTTCTCACCAAGCTGAGACACAAAATCGATAGGCTTGAGGTTTTGTTGGATCTTTGTCCACTTATGTAGGAGATAAACATCTTTGAGGCAATACTCAGTCTGCTTCAAGTCACGATCGAAGTAGTTCTCAGCAAACTTGTAGAAACGACGAACCCAATCTTTACGGATATCAGAAATCTCTCCACGATATTCGTCTTTCATTTGAGCAATAGATGTTGCTTCCCACAGATCACGGAAGCCAGCCTTACGGGTATCAACAATCAAGCCAGATGCAAACAATGCTGCCTTACCGTAGCGAACAACGATCTGATCTTCGGTAAGCACTTCAGTGTTAGGAGCCTGAGCAAAGTCTTTGTCACCAGATCCAGCAAGGAACGAGATGCCAGCAAAGTAGTTACGGTTGTCGAACACATAGTCTTCAACTTGATTCCACTGATGTGGTAGCACGGTAACTGTGTTAGAAACATTGTGACGGATACGAGGATCTGCACAGCGATCAGGATTAGTACCAGCTTCAACCCAATTCTGCTGAACGAGCTTCACCTTCTCAAGCAACTTGGTTGCATAGAGATCTTCACGATACATTGAACCTTCTGGTGAGATAACAGGGAACGCAACGCAGTAGTCAGTCTTGTTGTTGGACCACACAGACTCTTCAACCATGTATGGGTTGCTTTCAAGAATCAATTGAGAAACTTCTGAGTCCTTGTTCAACTGAACGTGACGGATGTAACGAGGAGAATGCTCAGCGTGAATACCAGAAGATGTCTGCAGAAGCACAGAAGCGTTGCCAGAAGGCTTAACACAAGTGGTACGAGCAGCAGGATTGATACCTAGCAGAGTTGCAACCTGTTCGTTTACAGCCTTAACAATCTCTGCACCTTCGCGCTGAATGTCAGCATCAAGAAGAACGTCTGGGTTATTCATCCAACCAGTTACTGAGACCCCGAGGAGCGCTTCCCTTTCAAAGATTGCCTTAGAAGTTCCGCTGAGGTATTTAAAGTCTGTATATCCTGCTTGAAGAGTTCCGAGTATTGCTCCTGCTCTGCAGGCTTTGAAGAATTCTTCTTTGGTGGTGCATTTTCCACCGTTGATTTCAGTAAGGTTACATCCTTGCCATCCAGTTTCTCCGTTGAGTTGGGGAAACATGCCGATCTCAACGCATGGATTCGTTGTGAAATCTCTGTCGTCGACAAAGTAGAACCCTGGTTCTCCAAACTCTTTGATTGAAGCCATGATGTTTTTAAATACATCACGTGTGATCTCATCTCTAACAATAACAGCACTATTATTAGAGCGACCACGCTGAGGATTATCAACAAACCAATTACCAGTTTTAGCATTAATCATCTCCTCATCGTCGGCAGAAAATAGACAGATTGTAGCAGAGCGTCTAACTCCACCAGCTAAGACAGCATCAGCTGCATGCATAGCAATGTCATATACGTCAATAGCACGTAGTCGAGTCTCGCCCTTCAACACTCTTGACTGAATAAGATGTTCAATTTTATCTAATGCTTTGCGAAGAGGCTCTGGACCAGGAGCTTTGAATCCACCAGAGATCAATGAACCTTTAGGTCTAACATTATTCAAGTCGAAGTAAACTTTGCGGCCTTCCATCTCTGGGAATTGACCACCACCAACAAAGTACGAAGACATAAGAGCACCAAGTGCATCTGCCCAGCCTTCGACAGAGTCTTCTACGACCCAACCCTTAGCCTGCTTCTTACGATCTTGGATGTCAGGAAATTTGGCAACATGATGCTTCTGAACAGAGAAGCCCGCTCCAGCACCGCAGAGAAGCACGTAAAACAGCTCTGAGAAGAACCGAGGACGGTCAGCATAGGTGGATGTACAGTTGTACATTCTCATCTGGTGTTTTAGTAGTTGATCACCACCAAATTGAAGGGCGCGCTGTGCACCAAGAGCATATTGTAGTTTGTATAGAGACTCAGCTTCATCGATAAGCTGAGATAATTCGCGAGTCATCTTGTGACTGTAGTATTGACGATGCATGTTCATGACACGCGCAACAGACTCTTCCCACGTCTCGTAACGAGCTTTGGCCTCGTCCCAGCGTGAATATCCCTCGTAGAACTTAGTCTGAGACATAAGCGCACGAGTGTTAACTTCTTTTTGATTGGAGATTACTTTTAGCATTGATTACCCTTTGTAAACAATAGATCTATGCCTGTCTCAGAACGAAACAGCTATATGTATGATTAAACGTAGTAGTATATAGAATTTTAGAAATCGGTCAACCGGCTGAAAACAGTATGTAAAAAAATATATATTTTATTCGGTCGGAGTTGCATTTGGCATAGGCGGTGCTTGAACAGCCTGCTCATAATATGCAATGATTTCTTTTTGCTGTAGAATGTATCTACGCAGATCTGCAACACCAAGAGATAGGTTTTGATAACCACTTGGTGTGATGGCCATAAAAGCGACAGTGCCGTTATCTGCTTTTATTCTCTCCATAAACTCTGCTAGATTCTTTTCAGAGACAACATACCATTGTACGTTAGGCATCGAGACAGGTTTAGGAGGCTGTTGAAGCATTACTTGTCGTTCAATGTACTCAGTTTGAACGACAACTTTTTCTTCTGGTTTTTGAAACGGTAGAACGCCGCAGCTACTCAGCAGTAGGAGGCTCGACAGCGCTAAGGTCGCTTTGAGGAGTAGTCTTGGTTGCGATATCTGATATGAGTCTGTTAACAGCATTATTGATTCTCAATTCTAGACCTGCAGGGTCTTCCATAGCTTCTTTGTTAATATCTATCTGAGTGAATCTTTTTCTCAGATGGTCAAGGCCTTGTTCAGCCTCTTGTAACTTTGTTGTCAGCTCACGACTGAGCTTAGCTTGACGCTCAGCATCTTCCTGGGCGCGTTTGATAGTCTCTTGTTGAGTACGAACAGCATTCTCTAACTTATCGTTGTTGGCTTGTAGTGTTCCAACACGCTCTTGCAAATCAGCAAGATAACTAAACCCACTATACCCCACTGTGGTCAGAAGGGCAACAATAGCAAGTATAGCATAGAGTTTAAACATTACTTCTTCTCAATGTATTTACGAAATCTTTTCAACAGCACAGGTGGCTTCTTAGCATCATATCTACGATCAGTCATTGGGATCTGTTCAATAGAAGCATTGCCAATCGATGTGGCTGGACTTTCTTCTTTTACAGGCTTTTGTTTCATACAAGAAGCTCCTCAACTGTAACGTAAACTTTCTGATTTGTTTTGACATGCACAGCTTCATAGACATTCAAACCAAAAAGGCTACCCACAGGATAGCACTGCTCTGCAACGCGAATGTAATCTTTTTGATTGGCAACTTCTTCGAATGTTGAGTTGACAACTTTAGAATTCTTTAGACGATATGACCCAGGAGAAAGACGACCGTCAGCAAGAACAAACCACTGAGACTGCTCAAGCATGAAGTCTGTTACGTCTAGGCCAGATTGTCTTACACCTTGTTCGATCTTGCTTTCAGATACGCCGTACTTCTCTTTTAACAGGTATAGAGCGGCGGCATAGGAGGCAATGGATGATGAGCCCCCAGGGACCTTAGCCATTAGCTTCTTGATGTTAAATACCAGTCTATGGAACGGCGTATAGTAGTCAGCGTAGTCTTCTCTACCCTGCACAGTACTCATATCATATTTCTTATTACGATTGCCTTCCTTGTCAATAATACCTACACGGAATGCGTCCGTATCCTCAAACTTGGTGACAAGCAGTTTAAGGAATCTAAATGTATAAACAAGATCTGCTGCGGATTTAATAATACCCACTATATTTTCCTTAACGCGTCGACTACTATAGGATCCATTACAACATTTGTATATTGATCATTGCGAATGTATTTCAAGAATATCAAGAATGGTTTGATTTGAGGCCAGTACTTATTATCTAGTTTTAATTCTAGAATTTTCAACGCAGCCTCAATACCAAACACATTAAAGACAACAATCAAATGATTTAACACAAGTCGTTCTGATATATTACCAGACTCTTCATATCGATTCAACAATCTC